CTTGCCTGATTATAAATTGCCCACAATATACAGCACAAAATATAATTTCCTATCAGACTTGAATGAGTTATATAAACATGCTAAGGAAAAAGAAGACGTAATACCAGCTGCAGTACCTCGATGGTATTCAAAACCTTACGAGCTTAGTTTGCAAGGTTCTAATAACTCTTTGATTAATTTAACAAAAACTTATAATAGCGAAAAAGAATTTGAAAACTCTGGTGCAATTGATTTAGTTGCTGGGAGACACTCAATAGAAGCATATAATGAAGTTAATGAAGAAGAAGACTTTTATGTAATAAAAAATAAATTTGTTAACAATATAGCTGATAAAGAGAAAAGAAAGATTGACGAGCTTAAGATTAATAAGAAGAGTGCATATCCAAGAATCAAAAATGTTAGTGGTGACAATGAGTTGTTAAAAAGCCAACTGATCTATTTTGGTGAAGAATTTCTAGATGATAAAATAAGTGAAGGAATTGCTAGCTTAGATAATGATGCATCACGAATATACATTTCTGAGTTTGACAATGTTGACAATGCTTCTTTCTATGATGTTAGCAACGTATTAAATCATGGTTTGATAAAGCTTGATAGCGAAAAAACATCTGTAAAAGTAGAAAAGAACTATCTTGTTAAGAAAAAAACAATAAATATTGATAATTTTTCAAAAGAAAGCATCAAGCTATCTAAAGAAATTTTACCAAGCATCTTTATGAAGTCAAATAATATTAGAATAGTTTCTAGAAAAAATCGATCAAATAACGAAAAAGAGCTTAAAGAAGGATCAATAAGAATTGTAAAAGAAAGTAACAACTTTTACAATTCAGCGCATTTATCATTAGAGCATGACGGCAAGATATTAATTGATGGTAGCTCAATAATGATTGGGAATTTTGAAAAAGAATCAATTCGACATCATGGTCCTGATTTTACAGGCACACCAGATTTAAGTGCTATGCATGGCAATGGATTTGGTGTTTTATTAGGATACGATGAAAGCATATCAGAGCCTCTTGTGCTTGGTAATACATTACAGTCTGTTTTAGAAGAAATGATAAATATCAACATACAGTTCGTAGAAGAAATTAAAATGCTTACTGACGATTTGCAAAAGCATATACATGTAGGAATTCCAGGCGCTGGAATATCTGGTCCTCCTCAATTACCTGTGCCATACTCAGATTTTTCTTCTTCAAAACAAAAAAATATAAAGGAAAGATATACAAATATACAAAAAAACCTTAAAGATATTCTTTCTAGGTTTGCAAAAACATCTTAAGATATAATTATCATAATAAGGTATAGGAAATTATATAATGTCTGATTTAGGTAAAACAGTAGATGACATCAAAAGACTTGGAAAGTGGAAATCTTTAACTGTCAAAAGAGAGAGAAAGCCGATTGGTATCAAAACGCCACTGGAAAAAGGAAAAGAAGTCGGTGAAAGCTTGTTTAAGATGCATTTTGATATTAACGATCAAATAAAAGACAATCTAAAAAATCTTATTATGACACAAAAAGGTGAAAGACTTGGTTTTCCAGATTACGGCACAAGTCTTAGACTAATATACTCTAATACGTCAATAACAGATGATCAAATAGCAGAAATAGCATCTAGAGAAATAAAGCAAGCAGTTTCAAAATTTATGCCTAATATAAATCTTTTACAATTCTATTCTGAGATTGCTGATGTTTCTGAATTTAAAAATGATTCTGCAAACAATTCTGCAGTTGAATTTCTTAAAACACAACAAAATGTATCGTTTGCTGGATCTTCTATGGAAGATATTAATAAAAATAATCCAAATTTAAATTCAATTTATAAAATTAATATATCTTATAATATACCGATGCTTAACGACAATCAAGAAAAAAGCATAATTTTATATATAAATAACTCAAAGTAAAGGGAAGAATATGCCAGCTAGCTCATTTGAAAATTATCTTACAAACAACAATAAAAGACAATTTTCTAGTCAAACATTTTCAGACTTTAGAAGCGAGTTATTGCAATATGCAAACTCTTTTTATAAAGATCAAATAGTAGATTTTTCCGAGGTTTCTTTGGGTGGCATGTTATTAGACTTTGCTGCTATTGTTGGTGATTCTTTAGTATATTATGCAGAACAACAATTTAATGAATTAGATTATGAAACTGCAGTTGATCCTCAAAACATAGAAAAACATTTAAAACGCGTTAATATAAAAAATTCATCTGCTTCACCGTCATCAGTGCACTGTACTTTTTTTGTAGAAATACCTAGAGATGAGAATTCTAAAGAATATGATCTTAAACCAGTTGCAGAATATTTGCCACTAATAAAACAAGGTACTGTAATAAGTTCATCAACTGGTATCAACTTTATTCTTCAAGAAGATATTGACTTTTCAAAAGCTAATTATACGCAAGAAATAGGTGAAGAAAATGAAGATGGAACTGCTTCTTCTTTGTTTTTAAGTGCAGATGGACTATGCACATCAGGTAATATTGTTAGTGAAACATTTACTTTTCCAAGTGGTGAAAATGGCTATTTTTTAGCTAGAACACTTGAGAACAACAATATAACGTCTATAATAAGTGTAATTGATGAAGATAATAATGAATACTATGAAGTTGATTATCTAACACAAACTACTGTTTATAAAAAGATAAAAGATTCGAATGACAACTATATAGGTGTTATTCCAGCGCCAAGACGATTTATTAGAGAGGAATCATTTCAAACAGGAAAATCTTCAATAAGATTTGGAAATGGTGAAGGTAAAGAAATAAAAGGCAACTTGTTTTCTAATCCTGAAGATTTATTTTTACCGCTTAAAGGCAAAACGACTTCTTCTAGACTTGATCTAGATCCTAGTATGCTACTAAAAAACAATACTTTTGGTATATCACCAAGAGGAAAGACTGTAACTGTAAGATATAGATATGGTGGCGGTAGTTCACATAATTTGCCAAAAGGCTCAATTAACGTTATATTAGACAATCCTGTCTTAACTTTCCCTAACAGTGAAGATATAGTTGCTAGTAATATTGCTAGTGATATATTAGATTCTTTAAGTGTAACAAATAAAAATAATGCTATTGGTGGTTCTGAACCTTTAACTTTAGATGAATTGAAACTACAAATACCGAATGCAATTAGATCACAGTCTAGAATAATAACTCATGAAGATCTGATTGCCAGAATATTAACAATGCCATCAGATTTTGGTAAAGTTAATAAAATAGTTGCACTAGATAATTTATATAGTTCAGCTTCTAAAGATTTATATGTAATATGTAAAGATAATGAAGGCTTTTATGCAGAAGCAAATGATGCAATTAAAACAAACTTATCTAAGTATATAAATGACTTTAGACTTATTGGATATAATTTTAACATATTGGATGTTCCTGTGTTTAACTTTGGAATTAAGTTGAAGATAAAAGTAAAATCTGGATTCGATCTTTTTGATGTTATATTTGAAATCAATTCTAGAATAATTGAAAACTTAAGATTCGATCTTTTTCAGATTGGTACACCTATTAATGTAAATGATATTGTAAAAATTGTCGAATCTTCTGATGGTGTTGATTCTATGATCTCAGATAAAAAGTCGATAATTGTTTCAAAAAATAATGAAGATGAATTCTTTGATCCTGACGATCTTACTACTAGATCATATAATGATAATGTGTTTAATCCTCAAATATTGTATAAAGATGGATTTATTTATCCTCCGCGTGGGGGATTATTTGAAATGAGATATACGTTTAGAGACATTGTGATTGCTGCGAACTAAGGAATTGAAATGATTATTATATTAGAACCTCAAAAAGACACATACGTCACAAATCTTAAAACACAAAACAATGATGGCTCTCTTGCTAACGTAGGTCATGCAGCAACCTTAGATTTGTTTAAACTCTATAATGAAAACAAATATGCAAAATCATGGGCAGCATTTAAATTTGATGACACTAATGCTTTAGTTAATAATTCTGAATTTATACTTCAAGATGCAAATGGTAATAAAGTTAGATTTTTTATTAAAACAGGCACAATTTCAAACATAGATGGGAATGGTGGTCTGCAATTTGGTGCAACAGAAGATTCTAGTGATATAAGTGTATCTAGTAATAAACTTATTATAGGGGAACAATATAAAATAACAGATATAAGCGGCACAGACTTCACTGTAGTTGGTGCGTCTGCGAATGTAGTTGGTTTAACGTTTATAGCAACAGCCATAGGAACATCCGTTGGTACCGGTACAGTTATTATTGAAGATGCAGTTACGATAGGTCTTAGTGGGAAATCAAAGCATCCAGCAACAGACTATTCAATATCTTTTTCT